ATTACCAAGCAGAAGGTATGTGATTCCTGCAAGAACATCGAGACTGATGTCATCGATAGTTGCACGGGCTACATAGGGTTTGACTTCAAGGAAATGGACCAGCTCGCAGATGAAGTAATCGAGAATATCAATAAGCATAGGGAGGCAGAACATGCTAGCAGAGCAACAGCAATCGGAAACGATTAGCATTGACTTCGATAAATTCTTGAGGTATGTAGATCGCAGGTTCGTTGAGATCTGTGGTCTTAGTATCCATGATGTTGAAGACTTTGACTTCAACGATTACTATCCAGGTGAATCAGCTACGCAATTGGAGTATGCTCAGGCTGTGAGAGACGCAGCCAGTGAATGCCTAAGCAATGCAGCCGCAGGAATGGGCATGACACTTGGGGTTGATACCAGCGGTATCAGTCTACCCAAGAATGCAAAGTGCGTTGAGTGCGGCAGAGTATTTGATCTGTACAACGAGACTGATGCAGAAGAGTGGGAGTTTGGCCACGACTGCGAGGTCTAATGATACGCCCTCATGTTGGATACCTTCCCCAACATGAGGGCATTCTTTTTGAAACAGGCTGCGCGTATCCGGCTTTTACCTGGCGAACGCGTTAGTTGATGAGCGTGCTCTCGTTCTTACCTGGCGAACGCGTTTTCTTTTTGGACGATGGGCGTGGGGGAGGAGCGGGTATTCGAATATCCTTGGCATGCTTATACCCCATCTCAGCAAGCCCTTCCCGGATAGCTGACCAGGCATCCTTCCATCCCTCGTCGTATCCGTCGTCGTATCCGTCTTGCAACATCTCGCTGATCTCTTCGTGCAAGTGAGAACATATCTCTGTTTCACACGAGCACCCGAGTACTATCTTCTTGACGGCCATACTACCCCCTAAAGCTAGCTGTGTTCTTGATGAACTCAAGGTCGCACACGCCGGTCGCACCGTTGCGATGCTTGGCAATCTTGCAGCTAACCACTTCGGTTGCAGCCAGGAAGTCAGGGTCGGACTTGCGCCACAGCATGAGCACAAGGTCTGCGTCCTGCTCGATTGCGCCGGAGTCCCGGAGATCTGACAGCCTAGGCTCGCCGCTCTCACGATACTCTGACATGCGACTCAGCTGAGACAGAGCGATGACAGGCACGTCCATCTCACGAGCCAGGGCCTTGAGGCCACGGCTGATGTCGGACACCTCGTTCACCCGGTTGGAGTCCCGGCTTGTCTTGTCTGCACTCATGAGCTGTAGGTAGTCGATGATGATCAGGTCCACGCCCTGGTCTGCGATGAGCTTCCTGCACTTGCTGCGCACCACCGATGGCGTAGCAGTTGGCGAATCGTCGACGTAGATACCCATCTTGGCAACACGCTGTGCAGCCTGGTCGAGCTCGACGAGCTGGACCATGTCAAGGCCACCGTGTCGTATCGCCTGGATTGGTATGCCGCTAGCTGCAGACAGTAGCCGTGCACCTACCTGCTCTGCGCTCATCTCGATGGAGAAGATTGCCACCTTCCTGCCAACCGTAGCTGCGTTGTATGCCATCGTTGTAGCCAGCGCTGTCTTGCCTACGCTAGGACGAGCAGCAAGGATGACGAGGTCTGACTTCTGCCACCCTCCGGTTACTCCGTCAATCTGCGAGATGCCGCTCGGCACACCAATACGAACGCCGGAGGTAGCGATAGAGTTGATCCTGCCCTGAGTGATGCGCATCAGGTCGCTTGCGTCCGACCACCTAGCCCCACGGCGCCGGTTCCCCACCTGGAAGAGGATCCGCTCAGCCTCATCGAGCGCAACAGTTGCGTCGTCCTGGGATGTCTGGGCCACCTCGACGATGCGAGAGCCAGCCTTGGACAGGTTACGTAGCATCGCCATACGCTCGACGATCTCGAAGTAGCTTGCTGCGTTTACTGACGTAGGAGTAGAGTCAGTAAGCTCTGAAAGGTAGACGAGCCCACCTATCTCGTCACGGTGTCCGTTACTGTCTAGCTGCTGAGAAACAGTGACCATGTCAACTGCCTGGTTGGAGACGTGAACCTGACGAATCGCATCTGCAACCAAAGAGTTGCGGCGGTCCCAGAACATCGAAGGGTCCAGCTCGATGTCGTTCAGTACGTCTTGGTCTATAAGTATCGACCCGAGCAGCGACCGCTCAGCTTCTGTGTTGCTAGGCATCGTCGTCATCTTCTTCATTGTCCTCCGCCTTCTCTCTCTCCCACTCGTAGCATGGCTTAATCTTACCACGCTCTATCCTGTTGCGGTACCGTCCGCAGTACGGGCACTCGCCCGCCTGGTCCCCGTCGTCAGGCCCCGTAGAGCGAACTGAGGATGTCAACGCTATCACTGTCCACCTCCAGCTTGGGTGCTTCACCGCACCTATATGTGAATATACTACCATGAATCTGCTCGCCTGTCTCGACGTTCTCAACGCACCCCCAGATGTCGCAGTCGATGCAGCCGAATGAAGATGCGCTCCTGTCGTCCCGGATGACAATGTAGTCGTGGCCCAACGTGTCGCAGATAGACATAGCCTTGAGCTCGAGCTTGCCGATGACTGTCCTGGACCTAAAGTATTTCTCCCTATCTGCCATCTCTGTATCCCCACCAATCTATAGTCACGTTGATCCTGCCCTTAGATAGAGGAGCAAGCTTCTTGAACGCAGCTGGTGACAAGTCGATCAAGCCGAATCCGTTCTTGCATGCCCGGCAGAAGTCGCGAACCCATACCCTCACGCAGTCGTCAGTCTTCTTCCTGCACACGGTCACGACGTACGGAGTGTTCTTCCACCTCCACGTACCAACCGCTGCGTAGTAGACCTTCTCCCCGGAAAGGTAGGGAGAGCAGGTCCTCAGGTAACCATCGTGGCATCGACCTCCGTCCCCATACCACGTCGCATCGTCAGATCCAAGGAAGATTCCGATTGCAAAGAGCACTTCAATCATCGTTGTCCTCACTTGCCCTTCCGTTAAGTACTGCGTTCATCTTACAGATCTTGCACTTCCTGTAGTCCTTGTGCTCGTGCTTCGTCACAGGGTCTACCCTTGCGATGCCAAGCAGTGACTCGTACTCGATTCCGAACTGTCGGCAGTATTCCCTAAGGCCAAGGCCAAGCTTCTTGGCATCAGCCTTAAAGATATCAACTGCGCTTAGAGCGGACTTCTTGTTCACGCCACTTGTTCGCAAGGTCGAGGGCTATCTGCCTCGCTGAGTCCGGGCCTAGTAGCTCCGTCCCCTTCCCCACTAACTCCGCTTGATTGCTCTTGAAATTGTACACGATCTGGGCCGACCAGCCCGACTGACCGTATAGCATAATAAGTTTCGCTACCTTCTTGCCACCTATAGTTATAGGTAATACTTCCATCTCTGGCATCACGCTCCATACTCCCTCACTATCTCAGTAATGTCATCGTCCTCGCTCCGGGATACCTCTGACCACTTGTTCTGACCAAGCGCGATGAGTATCGCAGCGTAGTTCATCGTGTCGATAAGTGCATCGTGAACCTCGGGAGTATACCACTCGCCTTCGATTGTGACCCGACCGTTGTCGATTGATCCATTCATGGCATTGGCAATCCGGTTTACCTTATCCATTGCCATCCTGGAGAACACGCCGTGTGGCCCTAGGTTCTCTACGTTTGCAGGACCGTACGACTTCTGCCTGGTGACCAAGATCTCCCACGCCTCTTCATACAGCTCTGCGAAGTAGTTCCCGAATGTGTCCGGTACCCTTCTCACTTCTTTCCTCCTATCACGTAGATCAGCAGGCCGAGTCCGACAGCCACAGTAGGGCGATCAACACCGACGCAGAGCCCAGCTGCAAGAGCAGTAAGGAATCTACTAGTATTGTTGGATACAACCTTCTTCGTGGCCTCAACCACCCGTTGAGTCCGTGTAACTTCTGTTCTTTCATCAGGCGTTGTCGCCATTGGCGCCCTCCTTTGCTAGTGTGTCAGCAGCTCGAGCTGCGATTATGTGTGCGTCCGGAACCTCAAGCTCCTTTAGCCTGGTGTGCAAGAGCTCAAACACTTTGGCCCATGCCACAGCCAGGTCGAAGCTAGTCAGCTTTTTCTTCGGCCTTTGCATCGTCGCCTCCAATCAGCTCGAGGAAGTCGTGCTCCTCGATGATAACCACTACACGCCGCTTCGCCCCCGAACCGGGAGCATCTCCCACCACGAGAAGAGGTACCTGGTCTGCCTTCCTCGGTATTGCCGAGAGCCAGCGCCAGAACTTCTCGCTAAACATCTGGCCGCACTTGGCCTGGATGTTGAACTTCCCTGCGGCTACGTCCTCGGGCCCACCATACTGGCCAACCCGCCGACCTCCAAACTTGTGTGCCACCTCTCGCTCAAAGGCGTTACCTCGTGAGCGGTTGAGGCGACCTCGTCTCGATGCGTCACTCACCTAGATCCTCCAGGAATACAGGCATCCCACGCCCGATGTAGGCACCGGCAATGTTGTACTCGAAGTACTCCATCGCCTGGTCCCAAGCATCCTTGGCTAGCTCTGCCCTCTCCTCATCGCTAGTGTTGACTCGATTGTTAATCTCCTTGACGATGTCGTCCGCAATGATATCGAGCATGGACTTCTTGCTGTAGATGTATATGTACACCAGCCCACCTTCTGTGAACTGTTGTCCGACGCCAATGATGGCGTCGTCAAATCCGTCAGCTTTCCACGCCTCGATGTCCTCGAGGAACGTCATCGACAAGTCCCGCCTAGGCACTCTTCTTACCACGCAGTGCACCGTAGCGTAGCGGCGAGATGTCTGACACGAGCATCGTGTAGTACATCTTGCCGTTGTACTCTCGGTCTTCGTTCAGCTTACCTACCACATGGACATTAGGTCGAGGGTCCTTCTCCTGCGAGATCGCCCACTCGTACACCTTGCCAACGTGATCCATGGCCTCCTGATCGAAGAACCTCAGCGTAATGTACGCGTAACGGTCAGGCGCCTGGTTGCTCCGGTCACCCTCAGCCCACTCCTCGTACGCTGCGGTCTGCATCGTACCGTACACCTCGAGGTAATCGTTACCGTTCTTGGATGTCTTGTTGGTTGGCGACTTCTTGTCGCTCAGCCAGATGTCTAGTCTTGCCATTAGAAATCCACCCCATCAAAGCTATCCCCGGTCTTCTTCGGTGCCGGAGTCTTGACCGCTCCCTTGACAATCTCCTTGGCCTTCTCCCAAGTCTCTTCGTCCGTCCGTGCGTCGGCCTCTGGGTCGTCGCCTGTCGGGATGAGGAAGCCAGTGAGCAGCGCGTACTTCAGTGCGCCGGTGGCCGCCTTGTACGCAGCCTTGTCGCCCGAGTCAGCACCTGTACCAACAGACTGGAAGTTCAGGGTCTCGCCCGTCTCCCCGTCCGTGAGCGTCCATGTGTATAGCAGCGTGATCGTGGACTGCTTGCCGCTAGGCGTAAGCCCCATGTTCACGATGCCAACCTGTGATGGGGTCATCGAGATGTTGAGCTTTACCAGCTCAGCTCGAACCTTGTCCGCAACGGCACTAGCCTGCACGAACTTGTACCCCTGGGCAGCATTCGTCCCGCCCTTCTCGACGTAGCCAACAGCCTGCATGACCTTGGCAATCTTGCTAGCTAGAGAGATCTTATCCCCTGCCATATTACCCCCTGCACTTTGTGAGCCACTGGCAACCTGCGCATGGCCACTTCTTCTTAACGTCCTGCCCATCAGCGATAGGCAAGCGCCAGGGGATTCTCCCCTGCTCTAGGAACTTGTTGCCAACCTCCAAAACCCGGAGTGCCTTGGCATACCATTCCTCGCCAACAGTATACTCCGCAATGCGGAAGTCGTCCTTGCTGACGTACACCACCCTAGCGGCTACGTCTGTCTTTGTCAAGTTTCTTCGACACAGAGCGTACGATGCCGCCTGGATTGCGTGCTCGGGCTTAGGACCCTTCAGGTAGGAGAAGCCCCTAGAGTTCATCGACTTCAGCTCGATGACCTCTTCTGTTTCCTCCCCCTTCCACCGCACGAGGATGTCTATGTTGCCGGAGAAGTTCATCTCAGGCCACTCGACCGGCACCTCGAACTCGATGGAATCAAAAAGCCCCGAAGCTTCCAGCTTCTTGTACAGGACGTCAGCGATGACGTGTCCCTGTTCAAAGATGCGGTAAAGCCGGGGCTCGAATGGATCGCTAGGCTCCACCCCTGACGCAGCGTAGTGCTGTGCGCGGAGACAGCCGCCTAGGGTACTGCCTCGAAATGGGGTGGCCGATGGCCTGTCTGTCCTGGTATTCTTTAGCCCCAGGTCGAAGGCTCCGGAGACTGTATTCATCTTCCCTCCAAACAAAAAGACCCACAGTGGGTCCGTCCACTGTGGATCTTAGAGCATGCGGACTAGGCTGTCAAGCCTTACGCACAATAAGGCACCGCTTATACGGCGCATCCCCCTTTGAGGAGGCAATGGCCTTGAAGTCTGCCTCGCTAATGATGGCAGCAAACTTCTCCTTGCCCTTGCCTGTCTGGGTAGGGTCGGCC